CTTCTTTACCATTTTTTATAGACTTAATACCCTCACTAGAAATTACTTTTAATAAAGCTGCTCTACCTTCAGTAGTTCCAAGAGGTCCTGCACTTAATTCTTTCATAGGTACGTCTAAAATATTTGTTATACTTTTTACATCTACGGGAATTTTTTCTAAACGTGCTATAATTCTTTTTATCTTATTAATTTCTTGCATAGCACTTGTTCGTATTTTTTTGTTTGCTTCATTTACTCCTTCATAGTCTACACCTGTGACAGTAGCTTCAAATACTTTAAGTCTATTATCTAATGTTTGCCTAAGAGTTTGGTCTTGTAGTTCCATTGTTAATATCCAAATGTTTGGTCTTGGGGTTCATACTTCTGTGTGTGTCTTGACATCCTATGCGTACTGTGTACATTTACTAAAGTTCTACTCATTACCATGTATCTTAACGCATCGTAAGCATGGTCATCAGCTTTTGTATCCACATCTTCAGGATTGGTTTTGGACAAGGGCAGTGTAGGCAAAGTCCTAATAAGATTATTACAATTGGAAAAAATACGTACACGAGGATTTCCATAGTCGTCACAAGCTAACCTTCTGTGTACTTCTATTTTTCCTGACATACGGTTTCTGTCTGATGGTATCCATCTTACTCCCCTTCTGATCATTGTTTCTGCTATGCTAGGGCCTAGTCCTGTTCTGTTCCAACAGGAAGCATCTAAAACTGTCAATTGCATTGGGGGATCGTCTTTTTCAATCATGGCTATAGTATCACCTAGTCGTTCTCCTGTAAATCCCTTAACGTATAGCTCTCTGTATATCCAAATATTATTATCCCAATCTATTGCACCCCAGAGTATACAAGAAGGACTACTGTATCCATAATCTCCTGATCTTACTCTTGCCCATCCTTCTGGAATTTCAAAAGGATCAGAAACATGCATACTTTTACTAAACTCTGTAAAGGCTGCACCTTCGGCTACATCCCAATCTCCTTCAAGGAGTCTTTTTCTTTCTACTTCAGGCAGAGACATCAACATAGCTTCATATTGACCATCATCAAACAGATAGGGATTATCTGTCAACCTAGCAGGAACAAATTTTCTTAGGAACAAAGGTTCCCCTGCTCTATTATGTTTAGGAGGATACTTTAGTATCTTTCCATCATCAAAATCTCTAGCCCAAAAAGGATCTCCCGGTGGAGCATGGTCTAGATACATTTTCTTTACCCACCAGCCCCCAACACCTCCGGGATTTGCTGTGCAACGCATATACATGCCTAATGCTGGGTCTGTTGTTCTAAGTCTAGACCGTAAATAGTTCCATACGTAAGGAGTAGGGTAGTTAGTTATCTCATCTATGCCTATCCAGTTAAAAGCTTGTCCTTGGTACCTTGTTACGTCTCTATCATCATCTACGTAGGAGAACCATATCTTAGCTCCTGAAGGGAACTCCCATGTTGATTTAGCCTGTTTAAACACTGCTCCGGGAAAGGCCCTTGTATACACTTGTCTACTCTTATCTATAAGCTCTGTTAACTCAGCTAATGTTCTTCTTAGTAATAAACCTCTATGATTAGGGTTTGATGCATCTCTTAGAACATCAGCCAGTAAAGCATAAGATTTACCACCACCAGCAGCTCCTCCATATAATATATCCCTTTCTGGAGACTCTAAAAAGGTAGTTTGAGGCCCTTCATTCGGTCTAAATACAACGTCATGGTCTTTTAGATGGTCTCTAAGTGCTTTTGGTACATTTTTTAGATCATCTGTAGTAACAACGGACTTCCCTCTACCTTTTAGAGCATCATCTATCTTTTTAGATGCCTCCTGAGCCCTTTTTGATACTACTCTGGCTTTTTTAGCTTTGTTTGTAGCCTTTTCAGCATTTCTACGTTTAGTAGAGATACTTTTTTGAGTAGCAAGTTTGGCTCTCATGCGAGATGACCAGTTATATGAGGTTTTTGGTTCCCCTTCTTTCTTTGCTGGTCTACCTCGTTTTTTCTTTTGTTCTTCTATAGGTATAATCCTTTATCCATACGTTTTGTTAAACCCGGATTTGATATCTTTCTTCCTGAAGCTGTAGTTAACCATCGAGATGCTTTAGCTGGGCCTACTGTTCGTACATAATCAAAAGCTTTGTCTAGTAGTTCTAGTTCTTTCTCTACAGGTTCATATGTTTTCTGATCTTCTGATAACTTATAGCCAAAAGGAACAGTAGAGGATGATCTATTTTTGTTTTCTATACCCAAGGAACCTTTGTTCCTCCATGGTACACTCTAGCATGGCCTTCATCTATAAGTTGTTGGCATATATCTACATCTTCTACAAAAGGTAAGCCTAATATCCTACCAAACTTGCCTTTTTCGTCTTTAAACGTCTTTATTATAAACTTTTTCGGAAGAAGTTCTTTAAGCCTAGCTTTAGCAGCCAATCCAAGAGCTTTTTCTTCCAAATTACGGGTTCTCGACTCGGGTGTATTGATTCCGAGTAATCGTACCCTTTCCTTTGATAATATGATTTTAAAACCAAGGTCAATATGTACATCTATTGTATCTCCATCAATTACTCTGTCTAAACTACATCTATATTCGTGCATTCACAATTCCCACATTGGTTTTCTTCTGTACATTCACAGTTTTCACAAGTGCAATCTGCACATTTCCATTCTTTTTTTTCTTCTTCACTCATATTATTGCCCCGTTAAAGGATTTGATAAAGCTCTTTGCAGCTTAACACCAAATCGTTCTTCTAAACTTTTCATTTCCTCTGTTAAGAAGTCTTGTCTTCTCTGTGCACCTTCTTCTAGTGCTGTACGTTTAGAGTCAAATCTATCAGAAGCATGTTGTACTAAACTATTAAGGTTATTTTGTGTATCAGTAATAACTACCTGCATACCCACTTTAACTTCTTCTATTTTGGAATACACATTTCTGTTTAACTCTCTGTTATCATCTACAATCACATCCATAGAGTCTTGTAAACCATACATATCAGCTTTTAGATCTGTTTTAATAGTTCTAACAGAATCTTGAGCAGATGTCAACAATTCTTTTAATGTTTTTAACTCTGTATCTACTCTTTTTTCTAAACTTGTTACTGTTTCGTTGATAATGCCTATCTCTCTGTTAAATCCACTAAGATCAGGCTCTACATATGCTGATATCTGTGCTTCCATAGCTTGCCAACGACCATATACTTCAAATCCTCCCCAGATTCCTCCACCTAGTGTACTCAAAGCTGTAAGAATGGCAATTAGTTTACCACCCTTAAATTTAACTCCTGCAAATTCTACTTCACTACTCATACTGTTGACTTATCATGTTTTCCATTTGTAAACTTGAGCTAACAGATATATAACTGCCTAAAGGATCTGGCAATACAGTGTTTTCATATATTTCTTTTGTTTCATACCAAGAAGGCTGTACTACTGGTATCTGATTGCTGTAAGTAGAGATGTCTGGACCTAATGCATTCACAAGAGCTAGTGTTGTCAGTTGAGATACAGGGTCATAACTACTAGCCATTGCTGTCATTATCCTTTTTGCCTTCTTCTGCTTCTGTACCTGCTCTTTAGTCGGTTTGTCCTCTGCAATCTCTTTCGGTTGCTCCTCAATTTTTTCTACCTTTTCTACTGCAACTTCTATTTCTTCTTTAGGCTCTTCTTTAGGTTCTTGTTTCTCTGTAACAGTTTCTACTACTTCTACTTCTTTAGGTTGTTCTTCTACCACTTCTTGAGTCTGTTGTACTTCTATTTTAGGCTCTGGTTTTATTTCTACCTCTACAAACTCTTTAGTATCTGGCATTTTTATCTCTACAGCATCCACTTCCATGCCTACGTTTTCTATTTCTGCTACTGCTATTGATACTTCTTGCATTACTTCATCAAAAGACATGTTACCTACATCCATATCCTGAAACATTGTATCCATACTGGACATAGTATCATGTGGCATATCTAATGGCATGTCATCTACTTCCATATCAGAAGAAAACTCTGCAGTTCCTAAGTCAATATGGACTACCATATCCATATCCTGCATCATACTGTCCATCTCTTGTTGCTGTTCCGGAGAAGAAGACTCATATGTGTCCATCATTTCTAATGTTAAGGACTCACTCATCTGCATAGGTTGTACTATCTCTACCCATGTCTCTACAGCAGTTGTTATTACGTTGTAGTTTACAGTGTAAGCTACGTTGTCAAAGAAATAGTTATTTTTACCACCTACTCTTATAAAAACCTTATCAAGATCTCCTGTAAAGTTTTGTATTCCTGTAAAAGTCTCTGGATTCCCTGTATTTTCAAGGTTTATCTGTCCAGACTCCCATTGTAATATGTTGTCGTTGTATCCTTTAGTCTCAAAGTACCCTGTGGTATTCCCTTGTGAGTGGTACATCTGAAGTTCCCACTCTAAAGCTCCTCCATCAGAGATATGAAAGTCACTTATGTCTACATACTGGTCAAACGTAGTTAGTGTACTGCTTGTTCCTTTACCACACTTGCCTGTGTTAAAATGTGCACTACAATCCGGCATACTAGCAGATCCAATCCCACCCCAATCGGAATCCATGTCCCCTTCGTATTTCTTAGCTACGACACCTGTGTTACTATCTAAAATATTACCTGTTGTTAGGTTTTCTATAATAGTAGTTGTTTTTGTTACAGTATCAATATGTCCTTCACCAAGATGCTCAGTTACTTTTTCTTCTACAGAGGTTTCCCCCGGTGTTAATAACTCAGCTTTACTAGAGAAGGAGTAAAAGAAGAAGGCCACCAAGGCCAATGCCAATGCCGGCAGCTTCCTCTTTGGTAATTTCCACATCTGTAACATTCTCTTTAACCCATTCATCATAATCTGGTCTCTTTTCAGGATTGTCTGCCCATGATTTTGCAGCATCTAATCCTATTTTTCCTTTGTATGGACAGGGGGTGCCTGCCATTTCCATTGCTTGAAATACTCTTGCGTCTTGACAGAGCATGGCTATTGCTCCTACTTTCATTCCCATTCTATACAGCCTAGAAGATAGTTTCATACGTTCACAATTCATATCTCTTATGGCTGTACCACCGGCTAGACCAAATATCTGTGTCTGTATTGCACCGGTAGCAGCAAAGCTGCAAACATCCTGATTGTTTATCATTACGGATGGGGCATTAGCAGTACTTGGAGTTCTGTCAACTGTAGTAGTGCCTGATACGGTAGATGATGTTGAAGTTACTGTATCAGCTGCAAATACACTGATGGACAGCATCAGTATAGTACAGATTATGATACAGTATAGTATTTTCATTACTTATAGTTAGCTTTTCTCATACCACCACCCATAGCATAGGTTTTCTTAATCTTGCCACCATATGCATTTTTATCTTTAACTAAATGTTGCAACTTTTTTATTTTTTCTGCTGTGTCTATATCTTTCATTGAAACACCCATTGCTGCTAATAAAGCTTTAATTTTATCTAATTCTTTAAGATTCATCTACTAGATCTCTGCACAAGCATAGCAATTAATTTCAAGGCCTACAGCTACTTCTTTAAATGTTGGTGTTTTCCACATGGTGTTACTCCTCATTAAATGTTACATTAGGCATAGCTTTCTTTGACGGCATGAGAACCACACCATGCAACAGCCTGCCTTCTATTTCTACTTTCTCTTGCTTTCCCAATCCAACTCTGTCTAATAGAGTCTGGGCAGCCTTCAATCTTAACTCTGCTCGTGGATGTTCTCCCACATCGTTCATTCCTTCTACAACTCTGTGTATTGCTGTTACAGAGTGTGCAGCCATTTCTGTTTTAGCTGCTTCTAGTATCTCATCGGATAGTGTTTTTAACACCATGCTTCTAGATGTTTTAGCATAACCGGCTTTATCTAAAGCTACGTTTATGTTTCCTCCAGATTCAAACAAAGAGCTAAGAAACGATTTCTGTTTGTCTGTTAGCTCTTTTCTCTTCTCTGCTAGTATACCGTTGTGTTGCATTAGTAGTTCCTGTGTATATCTACAGGCATAGGTTCTTCTGTATTCCTTTTATATCTATAAATTATCTGAGGGAATTTGAATAGAACTATGCCTATGTATACTATTATACACCGTGTGGGAGAACTGTCAAGCTTTTTCTAGTTTAATTTGTACACAACTTAAAAAAAATAATATTTATCTTGACAGATGTGCTATTTGGGTGTATAATAAAGATACATTGTTTGAAAGGGGTTCTTATAGTAGTTGTATACCTAGGTACAGCAACGGGCCCCCAAGTGGTGTACTTACGTACAGCAACCGATCTAGTTTAATAGTCCAGTTTTAGTAAAATTATATCGACATTGCATACATAGGTGTACACCCCCCCTAGTGGCTCCTGCGTGGGGGTGGCAGAAAATATATCTTCGTCATTGGTAATGACTTATAACGGTATATAATCGCACAACACCACACAACCCACAATAAAACACAAGTTACAACAGAAGTTCCTATATATATATACACACGTGTCTTACACTATGACAAAATTCTGGTTTAACAGTTTCATACTAGGTATATACTGAGATGCTAGCCGTACAATACAACCAAGTACAACCCTAGTAAATACAAGGACTTATGAATTAAGTAACCCAGATACAAGGCAATAAAAAACCCCTGTAAAACATTAGTAATACAAGGGTTGATTAGGGGTTGTTTACTTAGGTTGTTTACTTGGTAACAGCAACAGTATTAATAGTTTTTATTAGATCAATATTCATTTTAAATATATCTATAAACTGCTCATAACCGTATGGCTTGTCCTCTTGTGGGTTGAGCATACCTTGATTAAGATCAGTATAAACCAGAGTTCCTGCTTTCTCCATTTCATCTATTGATTTTCTTTTCATGCCCAAGAACTGATACAAGTATTTAGAGGTAGTTACAGAATAGTTATGGAACTTCCCATCTAGTAAGATGTTCTCCATATTCCACTTAGTAACAGCAATAATAGAAGTATAGGATTGAAATATTGTTAACCTATTAACTCTTATTATAAACTGGTTTGGAACTGGTCTTCCAGATCTAGTGCTATGCATATTTTGTACTATCATGTTATTTTCCCCCTGTTAAATTAGTTATTAAGAAAGTACCCACAGCAACCCCAAGTATTGCAAGTAAGCATATAAAATGGATTACAGCATAATAACCCATATTGCCATCAATTACAGGCTGTAGTATTATCAACCCAAACAAGCTATATACAACCAGAAAGAAAGAAAAGATATTTAGAAACATAATCATATGATTATTCCTTTTATTATTGCTTTAAACTTTATAATTGTTTCATTCTGTCCAGTTCTTACTCCCAGATAATATATAGATTTATCCGAACCAGTAAAAGTTTGCATTATATCCTTTACAAGTAAGCCATTAGATTCTGCACTAACAACAGCACTATATAAATTATACATTGTTCTTTTTTGTACTGGATCTAAAGCTTTAAAAAAAAGCTCTTCTTTTGATGTGGTAGGTGTTGTTTTATTATCTTGTGTCATTTTTATGACCCTTTCAATTTATTAATTAAAGTTAGATCAAGTATAATAGTATTATGTACAGCATTGCAAGCATAAAAAAACCCTGCATAAATAGGGGAGTATTTACACAAGGTTTATTTTTATTAAGTAGTATGTTTATTTCATATATTAGTAGCCCTCCATTTCTTTATTTAGTTGTTAAAATATATTAATATTCTCAATTATTTATTTATGCCATTAAATACATGACTACAAAGACAATAATTATAATAATAATGACTTTATAAATGGCATTTATTAATTCTAACACTTCTAATACTTCCCTTCCGTTTCACAGTCTATAATCTGACTACCAAAATGACAGATAAAAACAAAGCCGACAGTATACAAGCCGATAAAAAACACTTGTTCTCTCACTGTTTCTGCCATAGTTAACAGCCCAAAGAA